GGTATTTATTCTTTACCTTTTTCCTCTTTATATTCATTATATTCTTTTTCTAATTCATCTACTTGAGTAGTTTCTTGTATTATGTCTTTTGACTTTTTACCCATAGTTTTTTTCAAGGCGTCGTAGTGTGCTAATGCTAATGGTCTACGATTTTTTGTTTGTTTCCCTAATGGGTCACGACCTCTTGCTCCACTATCTTTGAATGGTTTATTCATTTCTTGTGGACGACCACCTTGTTGGTCTTCTGGTCTGTCATCTTCTCCATCATCAAATGGGTCAAATATAGAACCTGCTACGGTATCCGGTGGTGTTTGAGCATCGTCTTGTCCGATACCCACGGCTGCCATATCACTTGGTGTTCCAATTGACTCTCCTGAAGCCATTGGGTCATTACCTTCCATTTCAATTTGTGAGTGTCTGAATTTCTGCTTTTGGTCTTCAACAATCTGTGATTCAATTTCAACTTTTTCTTTTTCTGAAAAGTTAAACACATTATTATAAATCCATTCATAAGGTAAAATTTTGTCTTGTAACATATCGCGAGCTAAACTTACCTTTTGACCAAATAATTCTATCTTTTCTTGTTCATACATTGTTGAAGGACTTGCTAACTCTAATTCAAAGTTTACTAAGTCTTCATCTGTATATCCTTGTGAATATAAGTGAACAACTGCAATCTTTGTTAATTCAGATACGATAATTCTTTGTATTCTTTCTATGGTTCTTGCAAATCTAACATCTTCTGCTGCTAAGGTTGCTTTACCACCGACATTTTCATCAAACCCTAAGAATGCTTTTGGTACTCTTAGTGATGCTAATAATTTATTTTTCAAATATTCAATGTCTTCGGTTGAATCATAATCAATACCACCCAACTCATTTATTTCTGTTCCTGAATCTCCTCCACGAACTGGCATAAAGAAATCTTCTGTTAAGTTTTGTATGTTGTATTTTAAATTATACTCACCGGTTGTCTCATCAACAAATGGTGTTTTCTTCATTTTATTAATGATTCGTTGCATATAATTATCAACTTCATTTGGTGGTATATTTCCGATATCAATCTTGAATACTCGTTTAGAAGGTGCTCTCATAATTCTGTGAATTAACATAGCGTCTTCCATTAAAGTTAATTGTTTCCAAATCTTTCTTGTAGACTCCACCATAGATTTACCATAAGGTAAGAAATTACTATCGTTTGCTAATCTAAAGTGTGCGATTTGGAAGTTTTCAAATTCTATTTTTCCTTGACCACTTGGTTTTTGTCCAAAGTAAGGATGTGCACCTTCAATACTTTCTAAGTAGAACTTAGTGTAGTAAGGATTTTCTGGGTCTTCTCCTTCTGCTCTTACAACTTCATACGGTGAAAGTGGAACTACATTAGTAATACCATACTTTTCATTAATGTCTAAGTGTAAAAAGAAATCTCCATACTTAACCATATTACGAACCCAAGGCCATAGATTGAACTCAACATTCATAATGTCATAAAATAAATTATGTAAAATTTCTTTGATGTTTTCATTATCAGATTTAATCGTAATGACTTCACCATACTCACCTTTCATTGTTGACTCATCTGAATAAATGTCCAATGCTGATGAAATGATTGGGTCAGAATCCATTGATTCATAATCCTTGAACAATGCTAACCTTGCCGCCATAACTTGATGAACGGTAGAATAACCTGTTCCGACTAAATCCAAATTGTTATGTAGTTTTGAATACCTATCAACTAAATGTGATTTAACCTGTTTTTGAACTTGGTCTGTATCGGCGATTTTTAATTTTTTACCACCGACATTACGAACAATTACATTTGTACTGAATAATCGTTGTAATCTCCCAAATAATGTTGTATCTGCCATTTTTTACCTCACTTTATAAAAGCCACTCTAATGACTCTTTTTCTTTTCCTGTTTCCCAATCCCAACTATCATTTCTCTTGACATCGTCATTGGTATATAAACCCTCATTGTCCATCATACGACTGAGAGTTTTCTTTGTTAGTTCTACACCTTGTGTTCGTAGTCTTAATGCAGTATCACGAACCCAAAGTCCAATAGCAAACGACATAACCAAATCATCATTGTATCCGTTCATCGCTTGCGCTCTGTTATTTATATAGACAAAAGTCAGTAGTTCATCAATCAAACGATTTGAACGAACCACTACACTTTCCTCTCTAAAAAATTCTTCTAACTTACTAATAATTAGTGGTCTGGTCTTAGAAGTTGTTGAAAAACCAGCAACCATTTTCTTTTCTTCACGATAATGTTTATTCGTTACTTGATGTTGTATATCAACATATTGTAAGTCCTTACTTGTGTAAAATAGATTAGGATAATCCCTATCTATAATTTGTTGGATTGTTGCCCAACCAATATTGTTGTTTTCTACGATTAGTAGAGCGTCATTATATTCTGTCGCTACACTAACCAACATATTACCAAAATCTTTCGTATTTAATCTACCTTTGTATTCTGCTACCTGAGTTAAACTTTCCAACTCAATAACGTGGAATGCGGAATAGTCTGCACTATCTCCTCTACCGACATCAGCACATACAATATAATCTTTATTGTAGTTTGGTTGTTCCCAAATCCACATATTACTATCGATACCTCGTTTTTCTACTGGTTCAATACAATTATTTTTTCTTAACTTTTCTAAAGTAATTGCGTCAATTACACCTGTACCAGATGTTAAGAAATCACAATCACATTCTTGTGCTGCTGAACTTGGACCAAGTAAAGTATCTTGTTCATCTCTCCAACTCTGTTCTCTATCCGGATGAACCGTCCAATGTAATTTAATTGGATTAAACATACCAGTTGCTTCCTCAGCTTCTATCCAAGTTTTATGGAACCAATTACCCACACCATTAGGTGTAGAAAGAGCGATACAACTACCACCAGTAGTTAATGTGGATTGTGCTGCTGTCCATATACCATCTATCTTGTCAATAAATGCTGCCTCGTCCAATATCAATAATGATAGAGCTTCTGAACGAGCGGCTTCTGGGCCTGATGATACTGCTTTAATCTGGGAACCATTACGATATCGTAAGTTTAATTTGTTATCTTCAACACAAGGTTGTTTTAACCAACTCGGTAGATTTGCGTGCATAACACGAACCTTAGTCACCAAGTTTTTTGCTACCTCTTGTTTGGTTGCGATTACCAAAACATTTTTATCCTGATGAAAAGTCATCATCCATAACGCGTATCCAGCTGTTAATGTACTGATACCCAACTGACGAGCCTTTAAAATAATATTGAACCTATTGTCTTTAAATTCACGAACTGACTTTTCTTGAAAGTCGTATAATTCAAAAGGTATTTTACCTCGTATTGGATGTTGTATCATACAATACTTTTTCATAAAGTATGCAGGGTCAGTAGCACACTTTACATATTGTTCTTTTATTACTTTTTTTATTTGTTCTGCCATTAGTCTACTATTTGACCTGCTAATTTAACTGATGTAGCAGTCAACACTACTCCATATGTAAAGTATAACCATTTGTTCTCATACCATTTAGGTTGGACAAGTTTTACTTTTTGTTCAAGTAGTTTGTTGGTGTCTTTTAGTAAACCAAGTTGAGTAGTTTTATTCGCAATCAACATAGAGTCTATGTATGAATTTTCTTCATAAAGTTTGATTTGTTCCTCTAAATCTATTACCAACGAAACATTTAAACTATCTTTTAATTCAAGTTCTTTAATCGTGTTGGTAAATCCTAATACTTCTTCTTCTGTAAAAGTATAAGTTTTAGGTTCTTCAATGATTATCGGGTCATCTCCGACTATGTCTTGTGAGAATAAAGCTCCCATTAATAATATGTAAATAAAATATCTCATATATATAAATATATAGTTTATTTACTAAACTTCTTTAAAAATTTAACTGCTTCATCGGCATTGTCTTCTTTTACCGCTTCACCAGCTTTTTCAATCTGTTTTTTAGTAGTAGTAACTTTTCTTTTTAATTTAGCTACTTCTTTTTTGTTAACTTTTTTCTTTGATTCAAGTTTTACGACCTCTTTTTCAAGTTCTTTAACTTCTTGGTCTTTTACTTTAATCGCTTTATCTAATTCTTTAACTTCTTGTTTTTTATTTCCACCAAAGAATAGGTTTATTATCATTTGAATGATATTCATTATTTCGCTCCTTGTATTTGTTGTTCTGCTTTTTCTACGAGTTCTCGTTTTTCTCGTATGAAATCTCTTGCGTCTGATATAGTTTTCTCAAATTCTTCTTTACCCATCTCCCATTTTTCTTTTTCGAGTTCTGGGGTATTGACACCAACTTGATTTAACCACTCTTGTTTTCCATCTGTTTTTTCAAAGTCATCAATACTTTGTTCTAAATCTTTTAAATATGCTTTTTGATTTTCCAACATTTTGGTTTTTGCGTAATCCTCATATACACCTTCAAGTCTAAGTTTATTCTCCATATCGACTTGACAATCAAAACAATGTCCTTGTGTTCTCCAAAACTTATCATCAAGTTTTTTCTTCATTGCTTTATCACACTTAGGACAAAACCAAGGCATTCTTACTGATGCCATTACATCTGTTAATTCTGATTTTCTTGTTTCACCACCAAGGTTTTCTTTTTTACCTTCATATCCGACTTGAATATAATCTTTTTCGTAATTTTTACCACTCATTAAATCTTTGAGTGCTTTATTCTGTCTTTCTGATTCTTTTGAATAACCTGCCATTTTTTTCTCCTAAAATCTTAAACTACCTAATATCTGATTGATTGGTGCAAATGCTCCTGTGAATTTATATATGTTTCCTTTATATTTGAAAACCAATCCTTCACTTGGTACGATTGCACTTGAACCCCCGATAGCTTCTAATTTTTCTATTTGTAATCTTAATTTATATAATTTTTCTACATTGTCTGGTTTTTGTAAATCTTTTAATGCAGTGTCTACATCTTTCTTAATTTTTTGAACTGCTGCGTCTGGTGATACTGCTAAGAACCCTGACATATTTTTTAATATTTCTGCACCGACTTGAAAGAATAATATCTCAAATGGTTTAATGTTTTGTTTGAACATTTTGTTATGGTCAAGTTTATCAGTCTTTAATATCCACTCAATAAATTCTGGACTATCTTTGAAGTCTTTTTTAATTTGTCCTATACTATATGACTTATCAAAAAATGCCCAACGATTAGTTAGATTTACCAATTCATTATCTTTTAAAGATATCTTAAATTGTTTTGCCGCATTAAAAATATATTCTTGCCAAAATGACTGATGATACATACCCAATTTATCAGTATCTTTTAATCCGTATTGAGATTGTAATTTATTTAATTTACTTAAAAACCCAGCTTTCTTTTTACCGAAGTTTTGAACTTTACTCATCTTTAAAAAGTTAGGTTTTGAAATCTTAAATGTTTTTTGTATATTTTGATTTATTTGTTGTATCATACCTTGTAACATACGAGCTGCTTCTTTTGAGTATCCCTTTGCTCTACCACTTTTATCATATTCGGTAGTTCCGTGAAATACTATTTCTGCTACATCGTAGTCTATTATATTACTTGTTTGTGGATATATAACCTCTAAATTCATCCATTTGGTTCCATTACCAAATAC